AGGCCTTGAAGTCGCCGAAGTAGAGCTCTTCGGTGCCGGCATTGCCGTCGATGATGGCCGGGAAGCCCAGGATGTTGTACTTCCGGGGTTCCTGCGGATCATTGACAACCACGCGGTTGTTCTGGCTGTCCACCATGCCGAGGACCTTGCCGAAGAACAGGGTGGGGCTCATGCAGAAGGACGCGTTCGCGTGATACTGCGGGGCCAGCTTGCCCATGACTTCGGTCAGCTGTTTCCAGGTGATGCCGGCGCGGGTGAAGGTGCCGTCCTGGGCGGACTTGGTGACCTTGATGCCCGTCGCCATGCTGGAATCCGCGCCGCCGCCGTTCAGGATGGCGCTGTCCAGGGCCTTTTCGATCTTGTTCGCCAGGCGTGCCACCAGCCAGCTCTCGAAAGCGTCGATGCTCATGGCTTCCACGTCCGCGGTGATCTCCACGGTCTTGATCAGTTTATATGCGCCCAGCTGCACGGCCTGGATGCTGTCAGCGCTGTCAGTAGCAGCGTTGCCCATCGCGACCCATGCAGCCTCGTTGATGCTGTTCTCAGCGGGATAGGTCACATAGCCGGGGATCTGGGTGAGGTCGACTGCGGCCAGCAGGGGATTGAGTTCCAGCTTGCCGACGATCTCGTTCATGGTCTGGGTGGGGATCGCGGCGGTGGCGGTCACGGCCGCGCGCTCTTCAGCGGTGATTTCCTTGCCCTGCAGGTTGCGCAGGAACGCGTCACGATACTCAGGGCTGTCGATAGCAAAACGATTTTCCATTTTCTTTTCCTCCACAAATTCTTTGATGACAGGATCCAGGCGGCTTTCCGCCACTTCCTGCCGCTTCTCTTCCGCCTCTTTGGCGGCCTTTTCGCGGGCGTTCAGTTCAGCCTTGATGGCTTCCAGCTCGTCCGCACGTTCTTCGATCTCTTCCACGGTCATGGCGTCACGCTCTTCCGCGGGGATCTCCGCGCTCAGAACATCCTGGCGTTCCAGCAGTTCTTCCGCGGTCTTTCCGGTCAGATCAAACTTCATGATCTCTGACCTCCTTCTGCAGATTTTCCAGCCGCTCCAGGGCCGCCCTCCGGCGTTCCTGTTCGGCTTCAGCGGCACGTTCCTCCTCCGCCTGCTTCCTTGCGCTCTCCAGCGAGGCCCTGACGCTCTCCAGCGTCTCGTCCTGGGAAGCTGCCTGGATGTCCGTGCCTTCGTAAGCGGGGAACGCGACCGCACTGACCTCGAATACCTTGCGGATGCTCATGATCGTCCGCTTCGGGCTGTCCGTGTCGATGTCCGCCCACTCGTCTCTATCAACGGTGAACATGAAGCTCATGCCTGACATGTCGCCCCGTTTCACCGCAGAATAAAGCGCTCTTGCTTCCGCGTTGTTCTCTGTGTCCAGGTCCACGCGGATCTCCATGCCGCGATCCGTCACAATCATCTGCATGGTGCTGTTTTCGTTGTTGTTCCGGCTTCTCGCCAGCGGGATCATGCTGGTGTTGTGGCCGATCAGGAACCGCACGTCCCTCAGGTCCGTCTCCATCAGCGCGTCCTTGTCGATCGTCTCCCGGTACCAGCCCAGGTCCGTCTCCTGGTCGAACACGATCGGCGTCCCCGTGATAAAGGTGCCGTGCTGTTCGTTTTCCTCCGCCCGCACCTCAAAAGTGAAGGCCCTCGTCTCTTTATTCATCTTTATCTTCCTCCTCGCCGGCGTCGTCGCCATCCTGTACGTTTTTGTACTCGCCCCGGATCGGCGTATATGCGCCCGCGCCATCCGGCAACGGCGCGTAGTTGAACAGCTCGCGGATCTCGTCGATGGTCAGCACGCCCCGGTCGCCCAGCTGCTGCGCCATGCTGATCTTCTGGCTCACGTTCATATACTGCAGCCGGTTCGCCGTAAACGTGATCGCGTTGCCGACGTTGCGCTCCCGCTCCGTAAACACCATTTTCGTCAGCGCGTCCGACATCTTGATCGCGAAGGGCTCAATGCTTCCGTTGAAGAAGCTGTCCATCACGTCCGCGCTGGCCTCGTTGCGGATCACGCTCCCGGGCACGCCGAAGTAGTTCTCGACGTTCTCCTGGATCAGCTTCATCTGGTCGGCGTCGATCTTGTAGCCTTCCTGCTTAAGCTGCTGGATGTTCGTCATTTGGTTGCCGAACAGCAGCAGGCCTCCGCCGCCGGTCTGGAAGTTGTTCCTATCGAACCGCTCCCGCTCTTTCCGCAGGTCCTCATCAAAGGCTTTCCCGGTCAATTGCGCCATAAACCGGTACGTCGCGCCGTTCTTGACGCCTTCCAGGATGCCCTGCTCGACCATGTGCACCAGGCGCATGGTCCCGTCCAGGGCGGTGTTCTTCTCGCCGAAGAAGTCGTCGTTGAGCTGGTGCTTCGTGATCACCGCGCAGCGGCTCAGCTCGATGGCGCGCTTCTGCCCGTTCATGAACGTATATTTCAGGAACGGAACCCCGCCGTGGCTGACGACCTCGCAGGTGCTCGGGAGTGCCGGGAAATACCCCGTCAGCTCGCCGTACTTGTCCAGCACCGGCACGATGAACAGGTTGTTCTGCACGTCGTAGATGTTGGAGCACCGCTCCAGGAACTGCGGCCACGTGTACCACTCGTTCGGCTCGCTCTTCGTCGCCGTCCACAGCTTCGGCCTGGCGGTCCCGGTCATCGAATACTTCAGCTTCGCCACGTGCCGCGCCCTGGCGTCCACCGCGGCGCGGACCAGCTCGCTCTCGTAGATCTTCCCGCCCCAGCTGGTGAACGTCGGCGTGTATGCCGTCAGCGTCTCGAACCGGCTGTCGCCGGCCGTCCCGACGGCTTTCGGCTTCCCAAACAGACGGTCAATCAGTCCCATCGCTCTCACCTCTCATCATGACAAAGGCCACGACGGGCCTGCCTTCCTCGTTGAGCACCGCGCACTCCGGATTAGACGTCACGGCGCACTCCCCGGCCTTCCTTCCCCTCTGCCTGACCAGCGCGCAGCCGCTCTTTTTGCACTCCTTGTTCTTCTCAGGATCGCATTTGTAAAACGTCGTCTGGATCATGTTGTCACCTCGCGTTGCTCAATTGAGCAGCCATTTCCTCGTAGTAGTTATGCCTCATGCAAATGGCGTCCGATAACGCCGCCATTCCGTCGATGTGCGCCCGCTGATTCATCTTGATCAGCCGCCGGCGGTTCGTGCCCTCCTCGAACTTCAGGGCCGCGTCCAGCATGTGCACCTTCATCAAATCGTTGTCATTGATGCACCGGAGCCGGCCGTCCTTGATCATGCCCTCCATGTCGATCAGCACGCCCGTCAGGTTGCTGCCCTGGCTGACGCTCTCCATGTCGAAGCCGTCGGCCTGCATGTCCTGCACCAGGTACGCCGCACTGTAGCGGTCGTAGCCCACCTTCAGCGGCAGGATCTCGTAGTCCCGCTCCAGCCGGTTGAACCACTCATGCACCGCGTGGTAGTCCACCGTGTTCTCCCCGCATACCGTCAGCAGTCCGCGCTGCCGGTAGATCTCGTAGGGCAGCCCGTCCCGGGCCGTCGCTTCCTCGACCTTGTTCGCCGGCATGAAGAACATCACGTCAAACCAGCTCACGCCGTCCTTCTCGATCACGATCACCGCGGCCGTCAGGTCCACCGCCAGGCTCAGGTCGATCCCTCCCAGCGCGTAGCTGTGGCGCAGGTCCTCCAGCGTCAGGCTGTTCCCGAAGCACTTTTTCACGTCCTGCGCCGTCAGCCATGCCAGGCTGCTGTTCTGCTTGATGTTGCAGTACTTTGTCAGGAACTCCGTTTTCTTGCTGAGGCTGCCCTCCGCGATCCGGATCTCTTCCAGCATGTAATCCACACTGGTGCTGACTCCCAGGTTCGGGTTCGCCTTTTTCAGCTCTTCGATGTCGTTCCACTTGTCCGGGTCGTCGATCATATACAAAAACGGAGCCAGCCGTGTTTCCTTGCTGGTCCCGTTCAGCACCGCCGTCGATCTTTTGATCAGTTCGTCGTATATGCCGTCATTCTCATAGCCAGCCGTTGTGATCCCAAACATCAGCGGCTGCGACCGTGCGCCAAGTGCGCTCTTAAATACCTCGTACTGTTTCAGGCCGGCGTCCCCGCGCCAGCTTGCGAGCTCGTCCAGGGAGACAAACGACGGGTTCAAACCGTCCGTTTTCTTTTCGCTGAAGGCCACCGGCATCGCGGACGAGTTGCTTTCCGCGATGTATATGTCGGTCCTGCGCTTTTTGACCAGCCGGGCCAGCTTCGGCTCTTTTTGAACCATCTGATAAAAGGATTCAAAGGCGAGTCTTGCCTGGTCAAGCCTTGATGCGACGTAATACGCACGCGCGCCATATTCCCCGTCAGCAAATACCATGTACGCACTGATGGAGGCGTCAAGAAGCGTTTTCCCGTTCTTCCTTCCGCAGATGACCACGCACTCCCGGAACTGCCTGAGCCCGTCCTTGTCCACGACCCCGAAGATCACGGAGACAAGTGCCTTTTGCCATACCTCCAGCGTTATCAGCTGCGGGGCCAGCGGCCCTTCATGGTGCCGGCAGTATTGCTGGATAAACGCGATCGCCCTGGCTGCCTTCTTCTGGTCGAAAAAGAACTTCTTTTCCTCCAGCCCGTGCACGACGTACTCGTACCACTTCTCTATCCAGCGGCCGACCGTGACGGATCCGTCCTTGATCTGCTGGTAGTAGATCAGGATGTAGTTTTTAGACGTCATCCAGATCCAGCTCCATTCCGCTGTCCTCCGCCGGCGGTTTCCCCAGCTTCACGATGATGTCCAGGATCGTCTGTGCCGTCCGGTTCGCCGCGTCGGAATGTTTCGGCAGCTCTTTCACCAGCGGGGCCGCGTAGTCGTTGCCCTCGCCCTTGATGTACGTCTTTTTCGTCGTCAGGTCGCCGTCCTCGATCCCGTCGCGCAGCATTTCGATCACGCGCTGCTGCAGGTCGTACTGTTTCGCGGCGGCGAGGAACAAAGCGTTGCTTTCCACGCCGTAACTCTTCGCCATTTTCAGCAATTCGTCGTAAGTCGTGACCTTCTTCGCCATTTCCTCACCTCCCTAAAAAAATCTTGCGACCTTCGTCCAGTCTCGAAAAAG